CCACGCCACTCGCGGTCGACCCCAGGAAGCGATCAACGCCCGCATTCTATGGATGAAAAAGGCAGCTGATCCTGCCTCAGTCGAGTGGATCTTTTCATGCGACAATAATGACCCCAGCTCTGAGCCGCTGAAAAATTGGAACTTAGTTAAGGGCGACGGCGGTTGCGTTGCTGCTTGGAATCGAGCCGCGGCCGTAGCCTGGGGTGATATCATCATACAAGGATCTGACGATTGGGATCCTCCTCTGCACTGGGATGCAATCATCACCGAACGCCTGGGCGATACCAGCAAGCCTGCAGTGCTCGCAATCTCTGACGGCCATCGTAAAGACGATCTGCTTTGCATGGCGATCCTGACGAAAGCTAGGCTGGCACAGCAGGGCACATTATTTGCGCCTGAGTACGACGCCTGCTCTGGCATATTTAGCGATAACGAATTTAGCAAACGGGCCGCCGAAGCGGGCGTAATCATACCCGCAAAAGATATCGTCTTTACCCACAATAATCCGCTGTTTACTGGGGCAACTCAGGACGCGGAATTTAAACGGCACAACGCCAAGGAAAACTACGACTTGGGCGAGAAGATATTTAAAGAGCGTAATCCGTGATTCACACCCACAACGCACTGCGTTTGGGCGACAACCTAGTGCAGTTAAACTTTCTACGTAGGCTATGCCTACAAAATCCAGATCTTGAGATCACGCACTACCATAATTCAGAGCTATGCAAGTTTGAGGAAATCGATGCCCTACGTAGCGACATGTCTTTACGGCTACGCATTCGTCCCATCAGCGAGGCGCCAGCCGATAGCATTGATTCGTGGCGAAACACCGGCGGATATTGGGAGCGTCACCCCGATAAACTAAACTTTGCAAAATTTCACTTAGACTGGTTTGAGGAACTGGCCAGCAAGATGTGCGTTAAGAATCCGATCCAGAAACTCGACGATCTCCTGTTTGATTATCCAGCCTTGGATTCGTTCATGCCAATGGCGCCAGACTTCGACATTGTGGTGATTAATTCGCCCGGGCTGTCTGGTCAATTTACAAACTTCAATCCCGACGATTTTCGCGTCCTAGTATCTAAACTAGTTAGCAAGGGACATCGGGTGATTAGCACAGTCGCCACTGGATTATGCCCAGCGTTTGATGGCAAGAATGTGACTTGGATCGGAGCCACTGCAGCCAAGGCAAAAGCCGTCATCGGAACTTCCACCGGGCCGAGCTGGCCATGCCTTAACGTGCACAATAAAGACGCTTTTCACCTGTTCTGTGCGGATACCGAAACAGTCATATTCACCAAACGCGGGCAGATGGCTAGGAGCGCATTCCACGCCGTTCATATTTTAGAAGAGGAAGGCTTGCTGTGAAGAAGGAGCTTACTCAGGCGATGGATTTACTGGCGGCCGATCCGGCCGTTAGGTTCATAGGTTACGGGGTAAAGATAGGCGGCCGGGCGGCAGGCACCCTTAATAATGTTGCAGATTCACAACTGATCGAAACGCCTGTCGCTGAAAATCTGATGGTGGGATTAGCTACTGGGCTAAGCCTGGCAGGACTCAAGCCCGTCGTTTTTATTGAGCGGATGGATTTCATTCTGAACGCACTGGACGCCATTGTGAATCACCTAGGCGCAGCCCAGCATATTAGCTGCAATCAATTTAAGCCGGCCGCCATCTTGCGGGTAGTCATCGGGAACAAAAGCAAGCCGCTCTACACAGGGCCGACTCACACGCAGGACTTTACCAAAGCACTTAGACAAATGATCGACTTTCCAATCATCGAACTAAAAAATGGAAGCGTAGTTAGCGAATATCAAAGCGCACTTGAAAGATTAAGCGTTGGAACTTCTACCATGCTGATCGAGCGGAAGGATCAGTGGTGAAGCAAAACAAGTACAGCGACTTAAAAATCTTTTCGTTTCCAGAAAAGATTGCCAGTTTTCGGGACGATATTGTCACCGCGCCCATCTACGTCCGCATCAAGCCGACAAATATCTGCAATCACGCCTGCCGTTTCTGCGTCTATTCTGACGGCACAACAAGGCCAAAGGATCGGCCCGATCTGCATTTGCAAGCAGGAATGCACACAAGCATGAATGAGCGGGACGTGATGCCACGAGATAAGGCGCTGGAACTAATCGAAGATCTGGCAACTATCGGAACTAAAGCCGTCACGTTTAGCGGGGGCGGAGAGCCTTTACTGCATAAAGATATTGTCGAGATTATGACTAAGACAGTTTCGTCTGGTCTGGATTTGTCGATTATTACCAACGGCCAACTGCTTGCAGGGGAAAGGGCGGAAGTATTGGGCAACGCAAAATGGGTTAGGATTTCGATGGATTACACAAGCGCAGAGCAGATGGCGTCGAGCCGTAACGTGCCCGACAGATCCTTTGATTCGGTGATGCAAAACATTAAAAACTTTTCAAACACCAAAACGGAAAGCTGTGATCTTGGGATTAACTTTATTATTACCCGATATAATTATGAGGGGCTGGTTCCGTTTGCTAAGCGGCTCAAGGATTCTGGCGTAAGTAATGTACGCTTCTCGCCCGTGTACGTGCAGAACTTTAAGGAATATCACAACACGATTGCAACCAGAGTCAGAGAGCAACTGGCTGATTGCCAATCCTTTTGCGATTCAGACTTCACTATCAATACGACCTATGATCTGGATAGTCCCAGCAAATCTCCACTACGCCCGTTTCACCGTTGCCTGTACGCTCAGGCCGTTTGCGTGGTAGGTGCGGATCTCAATATCTACGCCTGCCACAACACGGCCTACAGCGATCACGGCCGGATCGCTTCTATGAAGTATCAATCATTTAGCCAGGCATGGTTCGGAAAAGAGGCGAGGGCATGGCATAAGAACTTTAACCCAGGCGTCAGCTGCCAGCATGAGTGCGCCAACCATGCAAAAGTTGCGCTATTTGAAAAGCTGGCCACCGACAGCCACGACGCCTTTGTATGAACAAACAGGATCTGATTGATTTTGAACTGCGCATTAAGGCGCTATTTGAGCAGGGCAAACTGCCTTATTTGATTCACCTATGCGGGGGGAATGAAGATCAGCTCATCGAGATATTCAAAGACATTCAGCCGGGCGATTGGATCTTCTCAAGCCACAGATCCCACTACCACTATCTGTTGGCTGGCGGAGATCCCGACCAGCTTGAGAAAATGATTAGAGAGGGCAGATCTATGTTTGTCTTTGACCGTAAATTGAATTTTTATACTTCCAGCGTTCTGGCCGGGACGTGCGGGATCGCGGCTGGGGTGGCGCACGCATTAAAAGAGCAGGGAAGCACAGCAAAGGTGTGGTGCTTTTTGGGCGATGGAGCTGAGGACGAGGGCCACTTTTATGAGGCTGTTAACTACGTAGCTGGGGCAGATCTACCCTGCACATTTATTATTGAGGATAATGATCGATCCGTAGATACGCCAAAGGCCGCCAGAGGAAAGGCCACAATGACTTGGCCCGATTGCGTAAACCGATATCACTACACCCCAACGTTTCCGCACGGTGGCGCAGGTTGCAAAACCATGGTCACATTCCATCCATCCATCCGCCCTATCTGGTGACAAGGTAGCGAATATATGCCAGCCGTCACTATGCTCGATCGCCTTGTCGAAGCAGCCCTACAAGAGCTGCTGGCCACCACAGTCACCGGAGTTAACTACCACCTATCTCACGACAAAACCGAGAACTTACCGCCATCAATCACCATTAAAGCCACCCTGGGCACGGAGGAGCCGGTGCAAGGATCTGGGGTATTCAGCGTCCCGGTAGATATTATTGTGGAAGATTCTTATGATGATACCACCGTCGATGCCCATACCCAAAAGTGCAGCAAGGTGCTGCAGGCTTTCTATGACTCTAGCTCGCTGGCTACTCGCCTTAACGCCACCACGGCCATCGGATCTGCCCGATGCTATAACGCCAAGGTCGATTCCGTAGAGCCTGAAGCCGACGATGAGGAGCGCACCATGCGTCGCACCTACCGGCTGGCAGTGATTGCCATGCCTAATTCCATCGCAAGTTGACACAAAATTTAAGGCAATATGGCAGCCACAACAATCGGAACAACTGGCCTACTTTTCGGTATCACTGCTGAATCGGGTGGCCTCGTACAATCTTTCACGGAAACCCGCAACGTAGAGCGTGCGGAAGTTAGAAATCAAAGCGGCGAGGTGGTCGGAGTTGGACTCTATAATCCTACCGATACCTTTGCCTTTTCTACCACTATCACTGGCGCCTATGCCACCACAGCAGGCGCGGTGCTCACGACCCTAGCCAACGCGACCAGCACGGGCGGCAAGATCGTGGTCGATAACGTCACAGTCAACAGGACAAGCGAAGGCTTTGTTACTGTAGACGTTTCTGCGACTCGCTTCCCCAACATGACCTAAGCCCGCAAGGGCGGTTAATGAGATCCTAATATGGTTGATAGCTTCTGGGGTACAACAAACATAAAAGTAGCGGCGGCCGCTTCTGCCTTTGGGGCCAAGCTACGCCAATCCGATCCTGTTACTTGTATCGTCGAAGAGGGAGGGCACAGAAAATTTACGTTTTGGTTTAGTACTGGCGATGACCAGGACGCAAAGGCTGAGATGGAACGCAACTGGGTTGATATGAAGTCAGATCCAGAATCTGCTATTCGATATGTACGTGCGGCTCTTGAGAACAGGGAGACACTTCTGGGCCTGATGAAGCGTGCAGAGCCTATTCTATCGATCAAGCGTGGCAGTCAAACGCTACTTATCTCAGAAAGGGCCAGCCCAGAACTTAAAAGGGCTATGCTAAAAAAACTATGAGTGAAGAAACCCTACTGCAAGAGTTGGATAACTCGCTGATTTCTCCCGACCGATACTTTAAAGATCAAAAACTTGCACCCTATACCGAAGGGAGTCGATTGCTGATGCTGCAGGTTCGGGATGACAGCGACTCCGCCATCTACTTTGTCTGGTCATTTATATACCTGCACATCCTACTTGCCGAAGATCGCAAAAAGACGATCCGCCTAGCTTGGGATAAAGACGCATTTAGAGAAAAGCTGATGGATTGGATCGGGGAAATGAGCGAGGACGATCGCAACACTGCCTCGCTTATGTGTTCCGCTATCTTGTCAGAGGCGAACAAGGCGCGGGTAAACGTTATCGCTTCAGCCATAGCCGCACCGCCGGGAAACGCCTAGCGCCAGGGGGAGCCGCCGCGTGCGTGTTCGTCCTGGCAAAACATACTGGCTGGTCGATGGATTATATTTTATGGGAGCTACCACTGGCCGCGGTCAATCAGGCCGACCACGTGTATATGTTTATGGATGGCGTAAAGCTCAGGCGAGCCGCCCATATTGAGGGCAAGGATATTGCTGACATGGAAAGGCTTTTAGGATTATGAGTGCAAGCCTAACCGTCGACGCCAGTAAACTACAAAAAGCCTTAAAAGCCTTTATCGGTAATACCAAGGCCGAGGCCTCCAAGGAGATGCGTATACAGGCACGCATGCTTTGCGTTAGCCTAGCTAATTCCACGCAACCGTTTGGTAAAAGTGCCATCGCTAAAGCAACCGGCGAAAAAGCTGTCACCAGAGACATCGATCGCGTTTACAAATCTGGCCCAACAGCAGTAAAGGACATTGCCTCACTACCGCTACCACGAGGCAAAACCGCTACGCAGAACGCTAAGCAGGCAGCGGCAGCGCTGGCCGGACTGTTACAAGGCAGAACAACAGGAAAGCGTGGCGCTAAGATAGTTAGCGCAGCTCAGGATTTACTAGATCGGATAAACTACAAGCCATACGTGAATACAAGGATAGGCGTATTTGATCAAGGGCAGGCTCACAATAAAGCTAGATTTGGGCGCAGGAAAAGCGTGCCAAAGAATCAATTTGTAAGCCAAGTAGTGACCAAGGACAGTCAGTTAACTAAGTATTTTAAAGAGAAGCGCGGCAATGTGGGTATTGCTAAATCAGGCTGGGCGGTTTGTGCTGGCTTGCTGGGCGGATTTAAGGGAATTCCTAAGTGGGTCTACCGGCATACCGGCGGCGGCCGAGTAAACGATCAGAGCGGTAAAGGGTTAGGCATCGTATCGAAACCCTTTATTCAAATGACCAATACAATCCCTTGGATCAATGCGGTGATCAGCACCGCCACTATCCAGAAATCCATTGACATACAGATTACAAAGATGATCAAGCGATTGGGATATATTACTGCGGCAGAGAGCAAAAAGGCCGGGCTATAATGGACGCAACCGCCACAGCTAAACTAGCCTTGGATGCTTCCGGGCTGGATCGCGGGCTGCAGTCAGCAACCGCCAGCCTAGATCGATTCGCCAAACAAACCGGCTCAATTCTGGCTGGGGCCTTTGCGTTCGATAAAATAATTTCTGGGTTTAGTTCTGCAATTGAGAAAGGCGATCAATTCCAAGACTTAGCAAACCGATTTGGGATAACAGCCGAATCTCTTCAAGAAATAGGAAATGCCGCAAGTTTAAGTGGAGGAAGTGTTGAAGATGTTGCAAGTGCTATGAATAAGCTGGCCAGAAATGCTGGAGAAGCAATTGGCGGAAATACAAAACTAGAGGAAACATTTGCTCGAATCAATGTGAGTTTTCAGGATTTACAAACCTTAAGCCCACAAGATTTGTTTTATAAACTGTCACAAGCTATTAGTTCGGGTGCTATTCCAGCGAACGAACAACTTGCGGTAGCTAGTGCATTAGCCGGTAAAAGTGTTGGCTCTTTAATGGAAACAATAAGAATGGGCCCCGACGCAATCCAAACTTTGGGGCAATCGATGGGCGTTATGTCGAATGAAACAGTTTCCAGCCTCTCAGAGCTTTCGGATCAAATTAAAATCTTTCAAACGAATATGACCATGGCCTTCGGAACAGTCGCTTCGCTTTTAAATCCATTTATCAAAGGATTGCAGGATGCTCTTGAAGTTACTGTTATGCTTGGTGCCGCTGTCGCAGAAGTAGCAAAGGGTAATTTTGATGCTGCTGGGGAAATATACAAAAGAGCAAGCGGGCTAGGCACAGAAAAAATGGCAGATAAACAGAAAAGTGAACAAGCAAAAAAGTCGCCATCAGGAATTAGCAGCGGAATAAGCCAGGAAACAAAAAGTCAAAAAGAAATAGAGAAAGAGGAAAAAGACGCAATTAAAGATAGGTTACAAGAGGCTATGCGAAAACTGGAATCTGAAAACCTAGAAAAAGAATTTGCTGATAAGTCTTATGATCGCAAACGAGATAGCGATCGTCAGCGTTTGCTTGAGGATGCAAGAGCGGCTGTTGAAGAAAATAAGAAAAACCAACAAGAGATTGACAGGGAAGCCTCTCAAGCAGGGCTGATGATGCCGGGAGGAAGGTCTAGGCAATTTGAGGCCATCCAAGGCGGTTCATCTGGTGGAGTTCTTGACTTTGCTAGGGGTCTGGGAAATAGATCAATTTCACATGCAGTTGAACGAGAAAGAGACAGAGCGGCTAAGGAACAACAGCAGGTGAACCGCAAAGAATTTGACGCAAAGGTGATGGAGCAAACCAGCGCAGAAGCAGGAGGCGCCCCCCGAACAATGGAAAGCCGTCGCCGTGAATTTATACAGAAAGAGGCCCAAAAAGAATCAAAGGGCACAAAAACACTGGCCGACGTTTATCAGGTGCTCAACGATGCTCTTTCAAAATTAACCTCTACACCCATGGTAACGGCATGAGCGCAGTCATCGTAGGATCGCCTGGGGCGGGTAAAAAGGTGTTGCGCAGAAACGAGTTTTCAACCCAACGCAACGGCCTGGAATTTATCAATGAAATCTATACAATCAGAACCGCAGACAGGCCAACGTTGCAGCCTGCATTTGATACCTTGCATAAAAATTATAGCGAAAGCGCCACAAAGTATGCACGCATGGCTGTAGAGAATGTTGGATTTAAAGAAATGGACGGCGATTTAACAGAAATGACAGTTTCTTACGTTGGCCTAACCAGCGCCAGCGGATTGCCGCGGGCTCTTGTCAGCATTATTCCGCAAATGGATAAGGGCATTTATGGCCCTCCATGTGTTATCAGCGTGGAATATATTAGCGACAAATCGGTCGCCGTTCTTTCTAGACGCTTACCAGGCGGAGGTGGGGCTAGTTTTTCTGCTTTCAAACCCAAAGTACCCATTCCAACTGAAATCAATGGCACGGCCTTGCCGCGCAATCCAAGGGATCCATTCAATACTGGCAACAATCCAACACAAGTAAGCGCTTTTTTTGGGCCTTCAGCATATTCCGTCAATAATTATTTTGGACTGGTAATGGAATCCCTGCAAGTTCAGGAAAGAGGCATTTTTTCTGTAGTTGTTGAACAATACGCGGAAGCCGAAGAAATTATATTCGTAGGCTAATATGTCTGAACCTAGACTTAAAGAAATTACGGCGGGCAAACTAAACTTAGATTTTTTCAATCAGATCATAAGGCGTATTGAGGCAACAAAACCGCTGGCCGGTGCGTTTATTAAAATAACAAATGAATCAGAGGGCATGCGGATCACCATAGAAGATTGCGAAATTAAGGAGCTTGATGTTTGTAAAGATGGTGAGCCGGATAAGCTAAAGGTCTTTACACAAAAATAGTGAATTGACACAAGAAAAGCATTATGGCGCAGTCACTTGATCTTTATATCGACACCACCAGGGGGGAGCTTCTTTCGTCTGGTAGTGCAGTAAATGGTGGCCTGCCATCTCTTACCCGCAATGACTCATACAATCTGCGCGTTCGTTTGCGAGAGAGGGATTCGGGCGGCTTTCTGCGTGATTTAAACACGAGCGGCATATCTGTTAAATTGGGGATTGGCGGGATTGAGGACAGCCCAACAGACGGTCAATTTAAGCTTACGCTTGGGGCGGTTACCTCTACCGCAATCTCTTTTAATGCAACCACGACGCAGGTCTATAACGCAATTAGCGGCATAGCCGGAGCAGGGGTGGGGGTTGCTACTTTTGGATCTATCACAGTAGGTGCCTATCTAATTACTTCTGCCACCGTTGGCACGGCCCTGTCATTTGGTGGCGATGCTTTCACTCTTTTCCCATCCAGCTCAGTTTTAGTTAATACCCGCAGGAATCCAGCCACCGGCGTCGCCGCACAGCAGGTCATAAAATTAGTACGCAATCCTGCCGTATTTTCTGACACATTCGTTGCCTCTCCTACGGCTGGCGTTGTCTCTCTAACCAATACTCAAGATGGTTCTTCTTCTCCTGTAAAAAATGAAACATACACATTGGCTGTCGGCTCAGATGCAGAGGGCGGTTCTATTGTTCTAAATTTTGGAGCTAACTCAACTACGGCCATCCCAATCGGGGCAACCGCAGCCAGCTTTACAGAAGCCTTAAGCGCGGTAACTGGTATTGGGGCAGGGAACATAAGCGTAGATGTTGGGGGCGGCAACTATTCGATTTCTTTTGTTCGCAATCTTGGGTCAACCAGCATTACAACCCCCCTAACACTTGATGCTAGCGGAGTTATCTTTGGCACATTTTTGCAGAGCACAGTGACTTTAAACACTAGCGGTATCGATGAACTGTTTGCCGAAAGTGGCACGGATGCAATCACGCCTACTTTAGAGGTTGAAATAAATCAATCAGGCACACCTAAAACCATCCTGCAGTCAGAAGTCACCGTCAGAAAAGATTTAATTACGACAGGAAGTGCGGTGCCAGCCGCTCAAGCCAGCTACCTGACCGCCGCCGAAAGCTATGCCGCCTTTGTCGCTAACTCCACCACTGGCGTAAATTCAACCGCTCGAAGTCTTGCCGACTCCTCTGCCGTCACTTCGGTTGCCTTTGGTGCTAGGACGCTCAATAATAGTTCCGGTACGGCAGTCGTTAGTTATGGTGCGGGGCTTTCCTTTGCCAACACTCCTCTTGGCTTTTATGGGGCAACAGTCACCGCCCAACCCGCAAATATCAATGTGGTATCCGGCTTAATCAATGTTGGCCTAATCGCAAGTGGGGCCACCTACGGAGTGCTTCCACAATCTCCCAGAACCGTCACCACTCTTACCTCCGTCACCTTTGGAACGGTTGCTGGCAACGATCAGCATTATCGGGATGTGGTTGTTACTGGTGCGGAGGTGAACGATATTGTGCTGATCGGCTTGCCGTCTGCAGTATCAGCTGGAATCGTAATCCAAGGCGTAGCATATAAAGCCAACACAGTCTGCCTATCAGCAATCCATTCAGACACAGGTAGCGTTGACCTCAACACCGCCACCTACCGAATCACCGTCATCGGCTACTAACGCAGGGCAGTTGCCCTAACGAAATCCTTATGGCTTTTTTATTTGCAAAATCTTTTCCATTTTGCATACCACCAGAGGAAGAAACAAAGGATATACAGGTTGGCTCTGGAACTAATTATCCGATTGGAATGCCCCTTGAACACGCCATGGCGTTATATTGGAAAAGCAGAACATTTTCCTCTATAATAAGCTATTCTGCCTCGGTGGTAGTAGATAATGGTGGCGACCCATTTTCTATTAATGCAAGTTACTCTCAAAGTGGACAGTTAAGTCTTGGCTCTCCTCTGTGGCCTACAAAAATGTCAGAAATGATTTGCTTCTCTTCTGCTTATGGTTATCCAAGCTATTCGGGAGGGGCAACTGGTAGTGGTCAAATAACAAGTTCTCTCGAATCCCTACAGCAAAGAGATATACAAAGTTCGGTCACATTTTTTAGTTCTTCTGGGGACATAATAATTAGAGATGATAGCTATTACCCCAAAATTATTACATTATCGTATATGGTTTTTGCTGGTAATAATTCTTATTCCGCAGTTCTTACATCTATTGCTGGGGCTAATACCAGAACCGTTAACGATGCGTTAAATATAAAAATAAACGGCACAGAATATAGGGCTAACTTATTCATTAGGCTTTCTGTTAATGAGTTTTCATTTGCACCAGATTCGGCATCTGCGTCTTTTGAGCTTAACGGGCTGAATGATCGTGAGGCTAACTAACCCTTTGACACACGCCATCCAGAAGTATGGCCGCTGGCGTATATAATTTAACCGTAGAACAGGGCGTGGATCTTGCGCTCGAGGTATCGGTCAAGGACTCCACTGGCGCAACCTATTCCCTAGCTGGATCTACCGCAGCCGCTCAGATCCGCGATACTTACAATGGCAACCTATTGGCCAGCTTTGTGGCCGTCACGGCTACCGGTACGACCGGCAGCCTTACCCTGGCGCTGAACGCAGCAACGGCATCCGCCCTGCCTATCAGCGGGGGAAAGTGGGATCTACTGCTTACGACAAGCGCGGCCACTAAAATCCGCTTGTTGCAAGGCTCCGTTACCATTGCGGGTGAGGTAACCGAATAATGCCTATCACCGCCACAGTCTGTGGGCCTGCGAGCATAACCGTGGCCGTAGGTACGCCCATCGTGACTGGCTCAGCCGGAGCGGGTGGCGTGACCACTGGCACGGCCGTGGCGCTGGCAATCGCCCTAGGATGACAAGGAATAACACAATATGAAGCAGATCTGGCCAACATACGCATATTCGCCCACGACTAACGTCCTTACGCTCACTGGGCTGAACATTGACCGCGACCAGCTCCTGCTCGTGACCGCCGCCGATCGCGGGCGGATCATGTACAACTTTGCGGACAGCTCCGTTACTGCCTCCGCCTTCACGTCAGGCGCAAATACCGCACTTACCCTGGTGGCGACTACCGCTGGCCTGACTACCACGGCTGCCCTAGTCATCTACTTTGACGATCAAGCGACCAGCAGCACCGTCACCGGCACCGTTGAGCTGGGGCCGACATCGCTTAACGCACTGGAAAGCATCACCGTTACCATGGGGCAAGTGACCGTTACCGGTGGCTTGACTGACGTGCAACTCCGAGCAAGCGCAGTTACCGTGGGCGGGACAGTTACGATAGGCAACAGCGTCACAATCTCCTCTCTCCCAGCCATCTCTGGCACGGTGACAGTTGGGCAGATTCAAGGCTATCAACACACAACGGCTGGAACTAGCGGCCCTTACAACGCCGATGTTATTTTAGTTGGAGAAGATATTGAAGCAGGTAAGGCGGGCGGATTGGTGGTTATTCCCACCGCAAGAGGGGGTGGCGTGCTTGGTGGACGAACTGGACAAGGAGACACACCTATTTGCGTTTATGGAGACAATGGAAGTGCCGTGACCATATCTGGCACGGTCACCATCGGCAACACGGTAACGATTGCAGGTTCAGTCACCATCGGGGCGGGAACGGCACAGATTGGAAGTGTCACCGCATCCATCAGCGGGACGGTTCCCATCAGCATTTCCTCAGTTACTGTTGGCAATTCCGTCACTATCGGCTCGCTCCCTGCAATTAGTGGGACAGTCACGGCCAACACCTTCGCCCTGCAGGGCACGACAGTCACCACCTCTAATTTTACCAGCACCACGGCCTCTACCGTGCTGGCTAGCTACAATGCAACAAGGGAAGTGCTGACGATTTTTAACGAGGGGGCGGGTAACCTTCACATCTGCCCGGGGGCAACCTGCACCACCATAGCTTACCAAGTTCGGCTATCGGCAGGGGATTACTACGAAGTGCCCAACCACCAAACGACCATCACCCACTCGGCTGTCTTCGCCACCGCAGGCACGGCTAGGGTGACGCAAGTTAGTTAGGAGTAGGCGATGCCACTTACAAAAAATCCAAGCAACATAGATAATTTTCTTTTTGCCTCTGGCAGAATTAAAATGTATCGAGTTGGATTAGCTGGCTCATACACAAAGGTTACTGGTACTAGTGGCGTTGCTTCTCTTGCAAATACTGGCGGTTTCCATATGAATTTGAACGCTGGCTCTTCGGCAAGCGGAACATCTAAAATTGGTTACTTCGACCCAACTGCGGGACTAATGACAGCAAGTGCTGGTAAGATTGATTATTCTAAAAGAATCAGATTCTCAATCGGCGGAATGATGTATATTGCGAGCACAAACTCTGTTATTAGAATGGTATTTGGTGGTACTGGAAATTCAGTTGATGCACCGCTTGCTGGTGTAGATGGACTTACAATCAAGGGATTTGGGGCTGAATTTGCCCTGCAATCAGGCGTAATACAGGCAAGGCTAATAGGATTTAATGCGTCATACTTAACGCCGACTTCCTACACAACGCTGACAAATGGTTTTGGGCTTGCCTCATCTGATAACCGCTTCTTTGGCGTTGTAATAGAATCTGATGGTGCAGGAAATATCAATCTTTATGGCGCAGACTCATCTACAAATCCAAACATTAACATTGGGCAATCCCCGCTTTTAACTCTTGCTGGCGGGCCAACAAATGACACTAGCACAAATAGATTTGGGCCAGAAATTCAATGTTCCAATTCATCTTCATTACCGACTTCATCGCCATCAGCAATTCTTCAATCAACACATTGGCTCTTGGATGTTCAATAATGAAGCTGTTGTTTGTTGCTATGCTCCTCTGCTCCTGCTCGCCACGGCCAGCGGACAACACAGCTCTGCCAAACTACGAAACGATGCAAGCGGCTGAAGATGCGGGGAAGGCCCCCAGCAAATGAGCACGGACGACCAAGCCTGCCAAGCCTTGCAATACCTCCTAGACGAAGGCTTTATTGAGTTAGGCTACATTGACGGCAAGCCAGCGGTTCACCTCACCACGAGCCTTGCAGACGCACAGAAAGCAATTCTAACGATAGTATCAAAAGATTCTGCTGATTGGTGGAAATGAGTGCCGATCAGGTTGCGGAACTAACGGAACGGCTGTCTGAAGTGCGGTGTGATGTGGCTCGGATATTGGAGCGGCAGACAATGGTCATGGATATGCTGGAAAAATCGCAGGCCAGCTTGGGCGAATACCACGGCCGCCTAACCAACATGGAACGCGACGCCCACACGATTAAGACAAAACTATGGCTAGTAGCTGTGGTGTCCGGGGCAGTGTTTAGCACAATCTGGGAACTGATTAAGCGCCGGTTGGCCTTTTGACCTAGTTTTGACACCCCGCCAGCTGGCATGGACATACTCAATAACATATTAACTAACTGGCAGTCGTACCTTGGGGCCGTCTCGGCCGTGCTCGTGGCAGCCATTGCAGTCGCTTCGCTCATTCCAGGCGACCAGCCTGAGAAAAGCCTGCAAGCCGTGGTCGATTTCTTGTCCAAGTTTTCAAGAAAATAGCCACCCATGATCGCCGGCATCTTAACGGCGCTGGGCGGAATTACTGGGATCGTGCTGTGGTTCTTAAAACGCAAATCGCCGCTACAAAGAAACTTTGAGTCGATAGAACTTGAACGACGCAAAAGACAAAGGGACATCAATGCTTGGTGGACGCATCGCCCTCCTACTGATTAGCGCATTTGCGCTCTGCAGCTGTGCCACGACGCAAACGCAAGACGGCCCGCCGCCGTCGCCAGACAGCATCAGCTACTTTATCTACCAGTGGGACAAAGCGGAACGAAGCAACCCCCCGTGCCCACAGGCTTATCGAGACTTATTTGCGGAATCGCTCAAAGCGCTTTCTGACAGCTTGGCAGAAACTCAACGCGAGCGAGCGCGGCAGTGACTAGCCTGGCTGAAGCCGGATCCCGCACTATGCGGGCGATCGATACACTAGACATCAGCTTCCAAAAACAGGTGAGGGGATGGGTCAACGAAATGGTCACCAGCCGGATTGAGCCGCTGATCTATTGCGGCCGGCGCACTATGGAGGAGCAGTCGGCGCTCTATCAAAAAGGCAGGACAACCAAGGGCAAGATCGTGACTAAGGCTCGGCCGGGGGAAAGCTACCACAACTACGGGCTGGCATTTGATTGGGTGCCGCTAAAAAGGACGGCTAAGAATGCGGATCTATGGGTTGCGAATTGGGACGACGAAACCGCTTTTCGCCTGGGCGAGCACGTGGGCCTCAGCTTTGGGCTGGTCGGCATTAGCTGGGAGACTGGCCATCTGCAATCTAGCAAATACAAGAGCTGGCGTGACATTCCACGCAACCATGTGGAACAGGTTAAGGTTAAGGACATACCGCAAAAAACGAAGGCCCGCAGCTTAGTGAATAGCCGGCCGTGGAGTAGCCGGTGAGCCAGATGTCGCCAGAGCATGAGAAGCATTTGGCTGGCATCTTGTCGGATCTAGTAAAAGACGTATCAGCTAAATATCGTCGCGGCCAAGAGGAGCACGGTGGTGCGTTGTGGCGCAGGCCAGTTTGGAAAGACACTTGGGATGAGGTGCTGGATTTGTGTACCTACGTCCACACCCTGCGCCTGCAGCTGGGGGTGATTGGCGATTTAGCGCTGCAGGGAGCGTCCGACGAAAGCCTCTGTGCGTCGCAATCGCGGGAAAATTGTCGTCAGATTTTGGCCGTGTTGCAAGGCTTCCCATCGGCTGCAGATAAAAAGTGAAAGTCATCCGCAAGTGGAAGCGGTGGCTGGCCGTATCGTGTAGCCACGGGCACTTGGCAAATGCGGGCGCCTGCAAAAGTGCGCTGGAGATGAAGCGTCGGTGGCAGCCGGATACCGTTCTGCACCTAGGTGATTTTCTGGATTTATCGGGGCTGATGGGTTCAGCCCGCAAAGATCCCGACAGCCCAGAGCGGTCGACCAGCATTCGGGAAGATTTCGACGCAGGGCTAAATTTCTTACGAGAACTCGCCCCACAGATCGTTTTTGAGGGAAACCATGAACACCGCTTAACGGCTCTACAATACTCGCCTAGCGCCATCGTGGCTCACTGCTGCACCTCTGCGCTGAGCGAGATCCACAACGCCTGTAAGGATCTGCGGGCGCGGTACGTGCCCTATGATATTGAGAAGGGTTGGCGGGAGCTAGGCGGGACGGCGTTCGGCCACGGCTTTATGTTTTCGGAGGCAGCCGTCAGAGACCATGTAGAAATGCTCCGCAAGCCTGTGGTCATGGGCCATCTACACCGCGTTGATCGTGTGGCCGGCCGGAGCATCGGTGCGCCAGTCGGCTGGTCGATCGGTTGCCTAGCAGATATCGCCAGCATGCACTACGCCCGGCGCCAGCGGTCAGTCACCAGGTGGCAGCATGGGATAGCCTGGGGCGAGTACGTAGAAGGCGGGGAAGGGTGTACGGTGAACGTGCTGTCGCCCATAGGAGGGGTATGGCGATACCCGGTGTAGATTGGGCAGCGGCCCTAGACGCCTACGTGGCTGGCGATCGGGCGGAGGTAGTGCCGCCGGGGTGGTACACAAAAATTGAGATTTCAAAGCAGTGGGGCAAGTCGGATGTATACACGAACAAGATTTTAACTCGGATGATTAAGGCTGGGGGCGCAGAGAGAAAAGTGTTTTCGATTAGAATTAAGATATGCAACCGAGGCGGGAAAATTGGCTACTGCCGTAGGGTGCCGCATTACAAACTGATCAAACCAGCCAAAAAGTAGGGTGGGCAGTCAGGGGGGGTGGGTCAAATATAGTCCTAGCTACGCATTGTATCTGCTTTAATATAGGTATTGTGCCTAATAAATATAATCAATTTATTGATGCGGCTTTATGCCGATGGTGCCCAACGACTTGGCCGCCGCGGTTTGGGTGCGGCCTAGCGGCTGGATCGCTTGTGAAAATCCAGCACATTGATATGGATGCCGGCGGCCAATACGCGTACGTGCTTAGCGCCAGAACGCGAGCCCAGACGGTTCACCGTGTACACTTTTCGGAACTGCACGCACCCAGATCGACAATCCCGCTGATAAATAAGGGATGTGCAAATTGCAAGGCAAGTTGCCCAGTTAAAGAAAAAAACTTGACCCGATATCGGGCGCGAATATACCCGTCCAAGATGCGTATCCCAGAAATCACCCCGGCCGTGTCTGATTTTTTTGCTGCCATGGGCCGGAAGGGTGGATCGCGCAAGACACCCGTTAAGCTGGAGGCACTGGCCAAAGCGAGGGAAGTGCGCCGAGAAAAACTGGCAGTTAAGCACGCCCTTAAAAATAAATTAAAAAAACAGTTGACGGATTGAAGCTGTTTCAATATTAGTAATCGCCATGGACATATTTGATACAATATTTAGTGCACGCGACAAAAAAACCGATAATTATTTAGTAACTGCTACAATCCCCACCGAGGGGAAAAAGTCGTACGTGACGACGAGCCTTGCCCTGCGAGGTGGCTACGATGCACCCGCCGAAGCGTTTCTCTGGCACCCTAATCCTGTGGTAACTCGGATGTGGGCTAAGCAGCACGAGGCTAGCCTCAAATGATTAGCTGGGAGCTAATGCGCGATCTATCACAACTGTCCGGCTTTATCGTGGGCTGGGCGCTGTTTGTCGGAGCCGGGATTGGCGGCCTTGTGGTTTGTCTGCTGACTCTCTGCTGGGTGATCGATGTGGTCCGGAAACATTTAAAGGAGTGGCTGTGACTCGCGACCTAGAAAAAGAGGGCGTGTTGCCGGCGAGTGCCAGTCAGAGCTACGGATCGGCCCAGCTATCCCAGACCACTGCTCTGATCGATCTGCAGGTTAAAAACCGCGAGCTACGAAATCGCGTAGAAAAAATCGAAGATATTCTAAAAGGGCTTATCGAAAAGCAGGGGGCAAGCCTGTGAGCGCCCTAGCTAGCAAATTTATCCTGCTGTGGAAAGTGGCCGGCGGCCCAGAGCTGATAGCCGAGCATACCTTTCACCCTACCCGCAAATGGCGCTTTGACTTTGCCTGCAAATCCGCCCGCTGCGCAATCGAGCTGGATGGCGGGGCGTTCCTGCCGTTCGGAGGCCGTCACGGCCGTGGGATGGGGATGGTTAAGGACTGCGAAAAATATCGAGCAGCTGCCGATCTGGGCTGGCGCATCTGGCGCTTTACGACCAAGTGCATCACCCAGGAAGCCGTCGCGATGACCGCTAAATCGTTCCGCCTGTCGATGAAGGAGAAAAAATGATTATCAATCACACGCCCGAGGAAGAAGCCGAAATGGAAAAGGCAGCGTTAAAGGTGCACTACGAATTAGACGAGAGGGAATCGGCACGCATTGAGGAGGACGAGAGCAGTGAGTGAGTTTCGCCTGATCGAAAACATTGAGGTGATGGCTTGCCGCAATTCAGCCGAGCGAGTGGTTAAGGCGCTGAACCGTGGCGAGGTGCAGCAAGCCAAGGATTTAGCCCGTAAGCACGAGATCGCGTGGCACGTGACCGATCGTGAATTTCAAACCCTAAACCAACCGCACAGGACTAACGATTTTTGCGATGACGAATAGTCAAAGCAAAACCAAGAAACCAAAACAAAGAAAGGAAATCCTAGTATGCCAATAGTAGCAAGCAGAGGGGGAACCTATACGCCAGCCCCCGAAGGATCGCACGACGCAGTATTCTGCGACGTAGAAGATCTTGGCGTCATTGAAACCATGTACGGAAAAAAGCACCAGATTCGCCTGGTGTGGCAAATTGCCGAGAAGATGGAGGACGGGCGGCCGTTCACCATCGGCCGGCGTTATGGCTTGAGCCTGCACGAAAAAGCAGCGCTTTTTAAAGACCTAAAGTCTTACGCCAAAAAGGCGCCACCGCAGAATCTGGATCTGGAAACGCTAATTGGTAAACCGTGCACGATCCTTGTGGTGCATGTGGAGCGCGATGGCTCCACGTATGCCAACGTGCAGGCGGTACTGCCAGCCGGCGCAAAGAAACTGACCGTGGATAAGGCGTTCGTGCGGAAAATAAACCGCAACGGCGCGACAACCGCAACCGAGTTAGATCACGACGGCAACCCCGTTCCGTTCTAACCACTTGGCCGGGGTGGGCAATCCCCACCTCGGCCAGAAAGAAACCCCGTATGGAAATCCTATCAATCGTAATTCAAATAATGTTACCGCTATCAGCCGTAGCGCTGGGCCTGCAACTGATGCCGGCAATAGGAAGGTGGAACTGATGGCCCCGATCATCGTCACCGCTAAAACGGAATCGGCTCACTACTACCTAAAGTCAGGTGAGTCGTGCCACGGTGATCTGCGATCCGCACGGAAGGTGGGGGCGTTTCCGTCAGTGACTACCATCCTTGGAGCGGCAGGCCCCAGCAAGCAGGGGCTGATGAACTGGAAAGAGGAACAGGCGATCTTGTCTGCTCTGTCGCTACCACGCAACGATGGCGAGGCTGACAGCGACTTTGCCAAGCGAGTGGTATTAGACAGCCGCAAGGAAGTGGAGGCCGCCGCGCTTCGCGGGACTCACATTCATTCCCTGGCTGAAATCATAATTAACGGCGAAGAACCGGGCGAGCTCGTGAAAGGTTACGAGCCTCACTTTGAATCGCTGAAGGAATGGCACAAGGACGTGACAAAGGTACACGCTAGTGAATCGGTAATGGTTAACGAGGCGGAAGGCTACGCAGGCCGGGTGGATCTGATCTGCGACATTAACGGCGAGATCGAGGTGGTGGATTTTAAAACCCGCAAATTTAAGAAGGATGCAAAAGGCATCTCAAAAGCATCGGGGTATGAAACCGATCTGCTTCAGCTCAGTGCCTATGCCTACGCATTTACGGACGAGGGCATGGCGTGCCGAAATATCCTGATCGATCCAATTACCGGCCAGTTGCAGGACATCAAATACACCGCCGAGCAAGTTGCCCAGGCGTTCGAGGCGTTCACGTCCATCTGCAAGGTGTGGCGTTGGCTGAAGAAGTACGACCCACGGGAGGTTATGTTATGAGCGAGGTGCCGGCGCAGTACATAACGCCACAGCGCTTTACTGAATTGATGGTGTTGGAGGATGAGTCGACGCACGAGCAGCTACTTAACCGCGTGCGCTCGCTGGCTCGCCAGCTGGCAGAGGCGAAGGCTGCGCTGGCGGCAAGTGAATCGCGGGAAAACGATCTGATGGATCGGATTAGGAGTGGCCTATGAAGGCGATGCTTTGGATTACCGCTATCTTGGGAATGACGACTGGGCAGGCCGCTAACGTGATGATCGATCTGCGGCCCCAGCCCAAAAAGATTAAGGTGCGGATTACTGGCTATTGGCCGGGTGAGGATGAGTGGTCTAGTCGCTATCAATCTAGCACAGGCACACGCCTGCGTGCCGGCCGCCACTGCGCAGTTGATCCCGACATCATCCCACTGTGGTCAAAGATCCGCATCCTAAACGGAAAGCGTGAGTGGCTGGCAGTAGATACTGGCACGGCCGTTAAGAGCAAGAAGGCCAGCCGAGGCAAACTGCCGGTGGTCGACGTGTTTGCCGCTAGTGAGTCGCAATTTAAGGCGATGCGCTTGCCGAAGGTGGCGACGGTAGAGGTGACTAGGTGAGCACGCGCAAGGCCACGATTATGAGCCGGCGCAAGCGGGCATATTTAAAGGGCGATACCCGGCCTACGCTCAGGCGCCTTGGATTTATTGCCACTAAGCTGCGCAGTGATCTATGCCTGCCATCTACAAACAAGTTGGGGGCAGAGCTCGAATGTAGCTACAAGACGATAGTCAGGGATATTGATCTGCTGCGTGACTTCTTTGGCTATCCGCTGGAATACGACCCCAGCAAGTATCACTACAAACTGGCAGGGCCTCTGCCGAAGGCGGTGTTGTGAGCTTGCAGGATCTTCTCACCATGTTCTCCGGCCGCGTGATCTGTACTTACACGCCAGAGCAGTACGCCGAACAGGTCATCATCGCTCGGAATAACCGGATGCGGTGGGGAATGGGGCAGTGGTAGTTAAACAAATAAAAAGGGGAAAAATGAAAAAACTAACATGGAATTGTTATAAAAGTGGAAAAGTAATTAAAGATAACTGCGGTCACGTTCAAATTTCATGGGAAGATTTATTAAGGCGCAGAAATTTAGTTAAAGATTGGAAACAAAAAAATAAAGCTTTTGAGTTACGGGGAGACATGACGCTTGAGGAATTGTCTACTTTTCCAGCCAGAATCTGCTGGAAAGCTGTTTTGACTGAAATTGAGCCTGTCGGTGAATTTTACGCAATTCCCGTAAAGCAGTTAAGAACTGAAAGAGATTGCATAAGATGGACTCATCATTTGAGTTTTAAAAGTTGGATCAAGGAAACTGATTGGGATTCCGTTCTTTTGCGTTTTTGCGGTTATTAAATTTATGTCCGTAAAACGCATCACCTGGCAAATTGAAATCCTCGAGCGGGCTAAGAAAAGCCTGATTGACGGCCGGCTGGTCATAGCACGCAGTCGGCTGGATATGGCGCTACACATTGCAAAGGAGCTGCTGAAGCGGGCGCAGGCGTACCAAAAGCGGGACGCGGAGAAGAAAAAATGAAGGCGTTGTCTTGGATTCTCTATTGGTTAGGTGATCTGGTTAGCAGGACTTTGTGTCGCTGGGGCTTGGCCGGATCGCTCTATCAAAAACTGATGCTGTTGTCCGTCAAGTGCGACAAGGATTTTAATGTTTGGAAAGAAGTGAAACCCCGCAAAAAAAGGAGAAAACGCAAATGAAGGATCTAGGTAAAATTACTTTTGGAAAAGCACGCCCTGCGCCCAAGCAGGTGTTACTAGACGTAACCTACGACCGCAAGACGGGCAAGGCTCTACACGCATTTGGGCTGAAGCAGCTAAAGAAAGATCCAGAGGCAGTGATCGGGTATGTGATCGCCAAGGCGCTAAAGGCGTTTGCTAAAAAATGATTGCACTGCCACCAGCGACAGAGGCCGTTTATTACAACGGGGCGCCGGAGGGTGAGCGCAACACGCAACTGTTTCGCATGGCACTGCAGTTTCGTGACCAAGGCTTATCGCAGTTTGACGCCGAGTCAGAGGCCGAGATCTGGGGCTTTAAGAATGGCCTAACGCAGAACGAGTGTGTGGCGGCCGTAAAGTCGGCCTACAGCAAGCCAGCCAGGGAACCGTGGAGGCCGAAGGCTAAGTATGCTTATCAAAATGGTGCGATCGTCAGGCAGGATCTGCCAGTGCCGCCTATGCCGATCAGCGTGGAGAGCGGGCCGGTCGATAAGTTCCTAACTACCTGTTTCGACGTGGGTGATTTTATAAATATCACAAGATCGATCAAGGACGGCGACCGCGAGCGCCCGGACGGCGCAGGCGAAACGCGAAGCCGCGAGGAGTGGCTAGAGCTGTTTAAAGGCGATGGGTTGAAAGAATGGCAGGGCGATGCAGTGGGCGTGTATGTGTCGATTAACGCTAACAACGGAAAGAACCGCAAAGCCGAATCAATTACCAAGTTTCGCCACTGCCTGATTGAATTTGACGAAAGCACCTTGCAGGAGCAGTGGGCGATCATTAAGCGCAGCGGGTTGCCTACGTCGTCGATTATTAAGAGCGGCGCCCGGAGCCTGCATGCGTGGGTGGATATTCGGGCGGCTAATGCCAAGGAGTTTGCCGAGCGGGTAGATTTTATTTACAAGCACTTAGAGCACAGTAAGCCTGATCCAGCCAACAAGGACGCAGGCCGGTTGTCGCGGTTGCCTGGTGCGATGAGGACGGCCACAGGCTTACAGCAGGAGTTGGTTGAGTGTGGCGCACCAACGCTGACCTATATTGAATGGCAGGAGCGCACAATTTATGGGGATATCCCAGAGCCGTACAAGTGGGAGGACTTAGTTAATTTTAAGGAGGACGCAGATCCAACGCAACTGCTAGGCAAGCGCTGGATCTGCCGTGGCGGATCGGCGCTGTGGGTGGGCAGTAGCGGGCTGGGGAAGTCGGTGCTGTGCTTACAGGCCGCGATCACCTGGGCATGCGGGCGTGATCTGTTTGGCATATCGCCACATGGCAAGCCGCTTAAGTCGCTCATCGTGCAGGCCGAGAACGATGAAGGCGACGTGGCAGAGGCGCTACAGGGTATTCTCAAGGCGTTAGACTTAACGCCAGAGGAGTTGCAGATGGTTAAAGAAAACATCGTGATCGTGCGTGATTGCACCTCTACTGGTGAACGGTTTGTGGATCGAATGCGCAGATTAGCAGAGAGACATAAACCGCATTTAGCCTGGGTGGATCCGTTGCTCGCGTTTATTGGTGGCGATCTATCCAGCCAAGAGACGGCTGGCGGGTTCCTTCGCAATTTGCTTAACCCCTTGGCGTTAGCTGGCGGGTTTGCGTGGATGTTGATGCATCACACGCCTAAGCCGACCCGGGACGGTAGCGGGTATCAGGGGCACGATAAAGCCTACAGCGGATTCGGATCGTCAGAGCTGACGAACTGGGCGCGGAGCGTATTAACCCTAGCGCCTTGTGGCCAGGATGAGGAAGGCACGTATACCTACAAGCTGGAGGTGACCAAGCGCGGTAAGCGGTCTGGGTTGCGTCCCGGCCGAACTGCGGGCGATTTTATAGCGTCTAACGTTCAGCCATGCGTGCATCTAAAGCATGCGCAAGTAGGCCTAGCGTGGATTGAGTCAGGTGCCCCCGAAAAGACGGTAGGGCGCAAGGCCAGTACGATCGATTGGGGCAAGCTACCCGAAGGGGCTAAATACAGCCAAGTGGTTGCATTTGTGCAGCAGGCAACGGGGCTACAAGAACGACAGGCTAAGTCTCGGATTAAGCAGGCTAAGGACGATGGATTTATTGAGGAATCGAGCGATGGTTTATTCAGCAAAAAGGTGACAAATGAACCCTTTTAAAGTTAGTGCAGTAACCCTTATTGCACTAGTGCAGTATTGGGTAGCATGTTGGTGCAGTAATAATAGGCCTATAGGCCTAATTATTGCACTAATGCAGACGGCTAAAACATTACTGCACCAAGCGTTGGAAAACGGAGTAGTAATTTAATATGATAGATCAAGAAGCAATCGAACGTATCCCGGCGTCAATCCCTCACCCTTCTATGATCATAGATAGCCTGCAAGATCTGGTTTGGGAGTCCTGTAGCGATTTAAAGATCACGGTCACCACGTCATCGGTTGCGACTATGACTAAGGTGATAGAGCATCTTTTCCAGCATTCGGCGGATCATCCTGCCATGGCTAACCGCACCGATACCCTTAGCCATGCCGTGCTGAACATATCGCTTAACCGATCGCCCGAATCGATGACGGCCGTGGCCAAGCGATTTAATCTAACTAAGCAGGCGGTCAGCAAGAAGGTGACTGAGATACACGATCGGTTGGGCATACGTGCACGATCACAGAAAAGCGAGAAGGCCCGTGAGTCTTACCGCAAGCGAGCATACCGCGTACACGCCAAGCGGCGGCGTGAAGCGCCTAAGTTTAATAACGCCGCACTAATGAAAGGCATGAACAAATGAAGCTAAAACCAGTAATAGAAAAACTAAACAACACACGCGATAAGGCGTTGGAGCTGATCGGCAAGACCATCGGTTTAGCGTCTGATGCAGGTGTAATCATCCAGCAGGCAAGAGCAGATGGCCAAGACATTGTGGCTATCTGTGAGGAGGCAGGGATCACTGAAGAGGTAGGCAAGCGATATGAGAAAGTCGCTGCTGCACAGCACAAGCTAGCCAATGGCGACGCTGACCCTGGACTGATGCGCCAAACATATTTGCGTATCGGATTCCTACCCGACCCCATCACCATGAGCGAGCCTAGCGAACCCAAGCACTTCCTCTTTCCAATCATGCAAGCAAGGCAATGGCTAGCATCGAGAGGCGTGAAATTTATTTCACAGGACAAGGGATTGCGTGCGCAATTTCTTGCCGAGGCCGAGCCAATCGTTAAGACCTACAACGAGTTGAAGGATAGCGCCTAGGGGCTATCGCTAACGAGATATGACAAAATGGCTAAGGAATCTTTTAATTTTGCGTTACAAGCCGCGATGGCAAAGACC